GTAACTGTGTTTAGCGGCTTTATGGACACAATGGTTATTAACGATTCATCGGAGACTGCCACAATACAGATAGCAGTTGAGAATCGTCTAATCGAGTTTGAGCGCACACGCATACGTCGCTACACAGCCGAAGACCAAAAAATCGACTACCCCAATGACAAGGGTTTAGAGTTTGTTGCAGAAATGGCAGAGAAAGAAATCATGTGGGGTCGCGGTCATGTAGGCACTGGCGGCGGAGACGGTGGGTCACGTCGTCGTGAAGACCAAGAAAACCCGCCACAGCTTCCATAGGAGACTGAGCAATGGAATTTGCAATCGAAAACTTAGCGAAGGTGAGGCGCGAAATTGAGCCATTGCTTGAGGAGCATTGGAAAGAAATAGCCCTAAACAAAGAAATCATTAAGCTGAATCCTGACTGGGAAGGCTACGCACGACTCGATAACGTCAACGCGTTACGAATCTACACGGCTCGCAAAGACGACAAGCTGATGGGTTACTTTGTTGTCATGGTTAGTAAGTCACTGCACTACCGCGACCACCTCTTTGCAAACAATGACATTATCTTTTTGACTAAGGCCGCTCGTAAGGGCTTAACAGGCGTTAAGCTAATTAAGTTTGCTATTGACTCGCTTGCGGCAGAAGGCATTACCAAATTGCACGTCAACACCAAAGCGCATCAGCCATTCGACGCAATCCTTGAGCGATTGAACTTTGAGGAAATTGAACGCGTCTACTCTCTAGTTTTGAGGTAAGCACATGGCTATTTCCACTATTGCAGGGCTGGCGTCGAGTATCGGCTATGCCATAGCAACCGAAACATTTAAGTGGATCGTTTTTGCTAAGTTTTTTGCGCTTGGCGCTGGCCTTTCTATAGTGTCTCGCGCACTTGCTCCAAAGCCAAAGATTGGCGCTCAAGTGTCGGGTATAAGGCGGACGACACGCGAGCCTGCTGGTAGCAGAAAAATAATCTATGGAAAAATGCGCGTTGGCGGTCAAGTCGTTTTCATTTCTAACACTGGTGACGACAACAAATATCTACACATGGCGATTGTTTTTGCGAGCCATGAAATTCAAGCCTATGACGAAATTTGGTTTAACGACAAAAAGATATGGACGCTGACGGGTGGATTTCAAGACGACTGGGGTACGTATGTCACTATCGACCGAAAATTCGGCACAGCTACGCAGGACGCATCTGATGATTTAGTAGATGCCAATGTTCTTTGGACTGAAAATCATAAGCTGTCAGGCATGGCGTACATTGCATTCAGACTTGAATGGGACGCAGATCAATTCCCGCAAGGTATCCCAAACATAAGCGCCGTCGTGCGCGGCAAAAAAATATACGACCCTCGTTTAGACGTAATTGCGTACAGCCAAAACCCTGCACTTTGTTTGCGTGATTACATGCTCGACTCAAGCTATGGGCTTGGAGAAACAAACACAAACATAGACAGTACAGCCTTAATCGCGGCGGCTAATTTGTGTGATGAGCAAGTTTCTATTGCCGCTGGCGGCACACAAGACCGCTATCAATGCAACGGCGTCATAGACACGGGCAACCAGATTAAAGCCAACATTGAGCAGTTATTGGCCTCCATGGGCGGCAAACTGACTTACTCAGGCGGCAAGTATTTCATTGACGGCGCAGACTACAAAACACCCACATACACCTTCACTGAAGTTGACATCATTAGCGACGTGCAGACACAGACTCGGCAGTCTCGCAGAGGTGGTTATAACGGGGTTAAAGGCATTTTTGTTTCTGAAGAAAAAGACTACAAGGTACTAGACTACCCGCCACAAATTAGCTCGACCTATGCGACAGAAGACGGCGACCCGTTATACCTTGATATGCCGTTGCCTATGGTCACTAACAATTTACAGGCACAGCGACTAGCAAAAATTGCGTTATTAAAATCACGTCAGCAAGTCGTTATTTCTATGTCGGTCAATCTCACAGGCTTGCAGATTAAGGTAGGCGACACGATACAAGTCACTAATGACCGACTGAACTACGACCAAAAGGTATTTGAGGTCATTGACTACTCGTTAGTTTTAGGCGAAGGCGAACAATTAGGGGTAAGCCTGACTTGCATCGAAACAGCCGCCGCACTGTACGACTGGACTACGAGCGACGAAGAGGACTTTTTAAGCGGTGGAGAGTTAGACCTATATGATGGGCGCACCGTCGATAACGTCACTAACTTAACACTGACTGAGGTGGGCTTGCTTGGCCCTGATGGTGGTGTGTCTAGTGCTGTAAATCTTTCTTGGGATGAAAACACAAATGCCTTCGTTGAGCTTTACAAAATTCGCTACAACAAGACAGGCACGACTAACTACTTTTATGCCTCTACTCGTGAGCCGCGCATATACATTAGCGGCCTTGATGTTACCTCTAACTATGATTTTCGCGTACAAGCAGAAAACTTAATTGGCGTAAGTAGTACAGGCACATCACTACTTGATCAACAGCTAGACGGCGACGATACGGCACCAAGTGTGCCTACATTATTAGCGACTACAGGTGGCATTAGGACGATCACTGTTACGTGGACTAACCCCGATGACATTGACCTCAAGCAGATTGAGGTACACGTCCGAAACTCAAGCGCACCGAGTCCATTAGATGGCGATACACCCGACGCCGTGATTACTGGTGAAGAGTATGTATACCCGACAGGGCAAGCCGCCGCTGTTACTAAATACTTTTTTCTGCGGGCCGTAGACTTCTCAGGCAACAAGTCCGCTTACACGTCAGCGGTAGAAGGCACTAGCCTACAGGTCACAAGCGAGGACGTAGGCGACGGCGAGATTGAAGGCAGAACGCTCGCACTGCTTTTAAATCAGGATGCGTCTGGTAATGCTAACGCTGGTGAGGGCGCATTGGTTGGTGTCAATGTCGATGGCACTGTCAACATGAACGCTGACGGCTCTGTGCTTTACAACGGCACAAACGTCACCATTGAGCATGACCAGTACAACAACTTTACCTTCTTAACTCAAGATGCAGGTAAGCGCGGCTACATCGCTTTTGACTTAAACAAGACAGCGCCATTCCAGATGTCGGGGTCGTTCGGCGATTTAAACTGCGCTTTTGTATGGTCAGAGAATGACCAGTTTTATTACGACATCAACAACACGTCAGGCTCGGGCGCGACAGAAACAGCCTTCGACCCGTCTAGCTTCACAGGTACCACAACAGGCACAGACGTCAACGACGGCACCTCAACAACCACGGCACACATCGTTGCTCTAGGTACGTTAGAGACGACCAGCGGCGGCGATAACATTTTGTCAGGCGGACTATTTGGTGAGCCAATAGACATATCTACGACGCAAATACCCGATGACGTCATTAACGACCGCGTTGTAGCGATTGGAACTCTCAAAATAGATAAGTTGCTTGGCGGTGTAATTGAAGATGCGAGCGGCACACTTGCGTCAGCAGTTCAAGTATCGCCAAGTGATTCCGACCAAACGATTGACAGCTTACAGTTGCCAGCACCAAGTGATACTAGCCTTGGTCACTTACCCGTAGTGATTGCCAAAATTAGATGGAACATCATACCCAGCACTAACTGGGAAAGAGACGGTGGTGACGCACCAGAAGTTCAGTTTTACATAAATACTGCCGCGAGCGGAGCTTTAGGTCAGATAGCAGATTTTGTTTATGTGCATCCAGAGATAGATGATACTTCTTCAACCTTTGAGCAATTTGACGAGACAATAATTGGTTTCGGTAGCTCAGTAATTACAGCCGCGCAAACCTTCTATGTGAAAGCTGACCTCACAAGTTTTGGTGGCGGAGCTTCGCAAGATAAAATCAGAGTCACCAAGTGTGACATCTATATCATGGGCATCAGATGATTGATTGGGATTACATACGAAAAAAGCGTGATATTCGTTTAAGTCGCTGTGATTGGACGCAGTTTAGTGATTCACCGCTTACAGACGCGGAGAAAAGTCAGTGGGTGACTTACAGGCAGGCGTTGCGTGATATTCCACAGACACATAGCGCCGCAGTAAGTTACGACGATATCGTATGGCCGATACAGCCGTCGTGATAAAATGCGACTTTAGGAGGCAAAATGACCATTGAGCTAGTACAGGGCGACACAGGCCCGCAGATTAAGGCGGCTATCACACGCGACGGGATTGCAGAAGATTTGACTGACGCAACGGCTGTCTTGCGCTTTCGTAAAAAGAAAACCTCAACTGTACTATTTACCCTTAATCACGTTAGCTCAAATGAACAACTGGCTGGCGGCGACTTATACTTTGTATTTAGCTCAGGTCAGCTTGACCTCGATGAGGGCTTCTACGAGGGTGAGATTGAGATAGTTAACGCAGGCGTAAGGGAGACGGTTTACGAAACAGTAGACTTTTTCTTGCGCGAGGACTTTGGCTGATAGATGCGTGGCATTGATGCTGTCTTTAGCGCCGCACGTTTACTAGC